GCTACAGCGATTTCTCGCTGTATTCCCACGAATCCACTTAGTGGTATGGGGCAGTTTTTGGGCGAACTACACGAGGGTTTACCTCGTAAGTTCCAACTAACTGATTGGAAACGTCGTGCCAATCCCTTCAAGAACTTACGTTCTGCTCGTTTACTCAAACGAGGAAGTGCTGATTGGCTCAACTTCCAATTTGGTTGGTTGCCTTTCGCCAACGACGTCATTGACTTCGTTGACGTAACCAACAATGCCGATAAACATATGGAACAATACTATCGCGATAGCGGTAGATCCATACGTCGTCGCTATGTCTTCCCCGATACCACCACTACTACTATAGTTGACTTCGGTAACAGCTATCAGCTGCCCTCCTTAGACTCCTATTTAGTAGTGGCCCCGGGCAAATTGACTCGAACAACGACAATCACCGCTAAGCGGTGGTTCTCAGGGGCGTTCACTTATTATCTCCCGAAAGGGAATAAGCTTGCGCTTGGAGAAGCAATGGCAGCCAAATTGTATGGCTTAAGATTGACTCCCCATTTGTTCTATCAACTTGTCCCATGGAGTTGGGCCCTCGATTGGGTATCGAACTTTGGAAACGTTATTAAAAACGTTTCCGCGTTCGCCAACGATGGCCTTGTGATGCGTTATGGCTACATGATGGAAACATCCACTGTGGAAGTCACATACGCATTGAATGGCTTAAGCCTTTGGGGGCAGCCGCCAATCAACCTGACTCAAACTTTTCGTACTCAAACGAAAAAGCGACGTCGGGCCACACCATTTGGATTCGGACTTAACTCTGGAAGTTTCACTGCCAGACAATGGTCCATAATCGCGGCACTTGGAATATCTAAGTCTCCGCGCTCCCTAAATTTCTAGGGGGTAATACCTCATCCATCCTAGGGTAATTATGCCCTAAACTGAAAAAGGTAGTGCCTAATGGCCTTCGCTGACCCACAATCCGTTACCATCAACTCTGTTGCTCAATCTCTTCCGAGAACGAGCTCTGGAGTCAACGCCGGCGTCTTTACTAAAGACGACGGGCTGGTCAAGCTGTCTGTTTCCCACCAGTACGGTAAACGTACTCGTCGGACCATTCGGCTCGACCATGCGAAGATCGCTGCCGATCCGCTGATCTCATCCACCAGTGTTCGCTACTCTTTGAGTGCGTACCTGGTTGTCGATATGCCCATCACTGGGTATACCGTTGCTGAAGCCAAGCAGATCGTCGACGCTCTGACTCTCTACCTCACGACGTCTTCTGGGGCTCGTGCCACCCAACTCTTGGGCGGTGAGAACTAGTTGACCTCGTCGTAGTTAGTCGACGGGTTGTGCAATAAGTGGGTCACTAGGCTACGGAATTAACCACCCCATGTGAATGGAGGGATTAATGAAGAGCCTAATGCTACTTATTCAGTGCGTACTTGCAGATGCGAGTACGTGGTGTTGCACTAGCACCATGCGCGATTTTAAAGAAATCGAGCATCGAGTAGAACACGAAGGGCTATCGTTTCTTACGATGGCCTTACCTGACTTTTGCACAGACTTCGAAAGTTGTCTGGACATTGGTCAAGTGGGTCCCACTATGTTTCCTAGTTTTAAGAAGCATAGAGCTCTCCCCCAATTTCTTGGAGGTTTGCTGGATCTCGTGTTTGATCGTTCAAGTGGTCTGTTACTTGACAATCCGTCTATTGACGCAATCTTCTTTATTCGTCAGATTACTCTGATGTTTAAGAAGGTTGAACTTCCTTGCTCCGAAAGGAGAGAAAGAAGGTCATTTGATGGATTCATCAAGTGTGAGAAGGAAGTCAAAGACTCCAGTGAACAGCTTTCTGATCAATTACTCGATCAGTTTGGCCGTATTGCTGACGTCCTTTGGGGTGCTGATGGTTCTCATATTGATCGCAAGATCTATTATGGGGCCATCATACCTCGACATGGTCCAGGGGCGACTGCTGACAAACTATTCGGAAACGAAAAGTATCAGCTCCCCACTTGGACTTGGAGACTTGAGGAGTTCTTCCCCTCAACAGAGTTCTGTATCCCCAACCAGGGATACTTTAGAGAACTCGACTCCATCAACTTCCTCGAACCCGGATCCGAGAGACCTGTAAGGGTCATATCGGTTCCTAAGACACTTAGAACACCGCGAATCATCGCCATTGAGCCTGCCTGCATGCAATATGCACAGCAGTCTCTTATGGAAGTGATCGTTGATACACTCGAGAAGAGTAACCAACTTCGAGGGTGTATCGGTTTCTCTGATCAAATTCCTAACCAGGAACTTGCCAGAGATGGCTCAGCGGACGGTAGTCTTGCGACTATCGATCTTTCTGAAGCCAGTGACCGTGTTTCTAATCTGCTCGTTAAAACTATGCTTCGCCGTCATCCCACCTTTCTTGGTGCGTTGATGGCTTGTCGTAGTGAAAGAGCAGACGTTCCTGGTCATGGTGTTATACCATTGACCAAGTTCGCGTCTATGGGTTCAGCGACTACGTTTCCTATAGAAGCGATGGTATTTCTTACCATCCTTGTCTGTAGTTACGAAGATTCGCTTAACAGACCTCTGACCAAAGCGAGGCTTTTAGCCTTTCTTGGGCAGGTGCGCGTCTACGGAGATGATATCATTGTCCCCGTAGATTTAGTGCCTTTCGTGACACGTAAACTTTCACTCTTTGGAATGAAAGTAAACACTCGTAAGTCATTCTGGACTGGAAAGTTCAGAGAGTCATGCGGGAAGGATTACTACGATG